TCTGAATATTTCCTTTCTCCACTATCAATAATCATTCCAATCCATACACCTTGAGGATCAAATGTCTGTGTGAAGTTTGCAAGAAAGAAGTTCTGTATCTCTTGTTCTGTTTTCTTTCTTGACATTCTTTCAAAGAAGTATCTGTCCTTTCTTTTATGAAAGGCTGCAGTAGACGCTCTGGAACGACCACGATATTTGAAGTAGTCATACTTCTCTTTTGTAAAGTGGTTTTTGAATGCCAGATAAGTTTTGTATACTTCAATCGGGGTCAAATAATTATAAAGGTAATTTTGCTCTGGATGTTTTCTTCATGAAGTTTAATTGTTGTGCATCATATTTTAATTTCTCTTTCAATGGTTTTGAAATTAATTTTGATACAGCATCTACCTCTATCTTGTTTTCTTCACAAAAGGTGATAATAGCATCGATATAATTAAAGTTGTTGTCTTTAACTATCTTCTCTACCTCTTCTGCAAATCTTGCTTGACAAAGGAACTTCTCCTTCATGATGTCATCAACTTTAGTTGTCATATTCTCTTGTTTTGTGTTCGACAAATTTTTTAATGTACCTGGTAAGAAGTTTAATATACTCACCTTTGTCTCGCTTTTCGTAGACTTTGCATTCTCCATTTTCAGCTACCATAATAGTGATTAATTTTTTAACTGGAATACCAGTCATTTCATAGTACATACATGCGTATGCTGTCTCTTGAACAAAATAGTTCTCGATCCATTCTTCGGGTTTAATTTTGGTTGAAGTCTTAAAGTCTATTACTGCAAGTTCTCCATCATACTCTGCTATGCAATCAACTCGGCCTGCAAGACCAAAGTAATTACTGTATAAAGATTTCTCTAAAGCATGTATGTTATCTATACGATCAAGAAGTTCCTTAGATTGTAAGAATAAAAACTTAGTAGAGGGAAGGACATTATCTAATTTATTAATGTCTTCATTTTTTAAGTAATGTTCAACTAAATCATGATACTTAGTTCCTCTAAATGTAGATTCTCTAGTTATCTTATTTGCCTTTTCATCACCAACTCTTTTTCTCCATTCATAAAATATTTCACGATTGTAGAAACTAGTAACTGATGTGATAGATGGATATAACTTCCCAGATGGAACTTTATAAAAACGAGTTCCATCTATACTCGTTGCTTGTAAATCAGTTTCACCTTTTAAATAATCTAAATGTTTAAACATTACATACCCAGAGCAATTTTAGTAAGAAGATAATTTCGGACGAGTCCAGAACGAACGATATCATTGATATCAAATTCGATTGATTCAAAATCATCAACCATAGATAGGATAATTTTTTTGAAATCTAGGATTCCGTTCCTTTCGTTGGTCTTTACAAGATCAGTTTGTGCAGCATCACCACAGAAAATGATCTTTGTGTTTTCACCAACTCTTGTTATTATACTATCTAATTCATGAAAATTCAAGTTTTGCATTTCATCTACTAATATAATGCAATTATCCATCGTTGTACCACGAATGAATGAAGTAGACCAAAACCCAACTGTCTCTTGAGTTTTAAGTGCACCATAAAGCATTTCAAAGTCCTGATCAGAAGGCATCTCGAACATATACTTAACCATATTTTTATATGGAATCTGATATAAGAATGACTTGTCTTCATGATCACCTGGTAAGAATCCAATCTCTCTTGTAGATACAAGAGCACGAACTACATATACCTTTTCATATGGTGTTATTTGATCTAATACATCTCGAAGAGCAAGATATAATGCCACAAATGTTTTACCTGTTCCAGCTGCACCATAGGCAAAAATATTTTTACCTTTTTCATATGCTTCAAAGAATCTTTCTTGATTCTTAGTCAATGGTTTAATATCAACCATTGCATCAGTATTAATTGGTTTCTTTCTTTTTAGTTGTTTGGCACTCATGCTACCAATCCCCGAAGAGTTTCCGTTTCCGTTTCTTTTTTTAGCTGGCATTAGAATTGATAATCTCTATTTTTACGAACATTTGAACCTGGTTGTTTAGATGCTCTATCTAATATCTCATTCCAACCACTCGATTTTGCTTCTCCTGTCCATCTGAACATTTCTTGAGATGCTGCAACACCTGCTTGCCAATCTTTATCCCATTCTGGATTATCTTTTCTCCATTGATCGTACTCTTTCATAGTCATAGAGAGTTCTTTTTTCTCTCTTGTCTCTTTATGTATTACTGGATATGTAGGCATAAGTTTTTTAAGTTTTGTAAAGTTATTTAGTCCCATTCAAGGGCTTCGGACACAGAGGGGAACTGTTCGGTAAACACCTTTCGGCATCCCTCTGCGATAACCATATGTTCTTTTTGTGTTCCGTGTGCTGATCTTAGATTGATATAATGAATCCAAGAACGACAAGAACCTGTCATATAGATCTTTGTAGGAGTACAAAGTGGTAGTACCATTCTAGCACATTCTTTTGCTACTCCTTCTTCAATCATCTGATTATATAATGCTTGTGAAGAACTAAACAGAGTAATCATCTGACGATTCAGTTTATCAACAACCTTTGCATCAAGATCATCTATACTGTTCTGACGATTCTTTTTATCCTGTCTACGCAGTTCTGGTAATTCAATCTCACCTAATTCATTACTCTTTGCATATCTTTGAGAAAATTCTTGGAACGTAAAACTACGATGCCTTAGAATTTGTGCTGCGATTGCACGAGTCGTTTCAATCTCAAGTGTCATAGTAGATTGTTCAAACACAGACCAATGATTATGCTTAATACAATACTTTAATAATCCAGAGTAATTTGGATTATCTTGATTATCTGGATTCGAAACTCTGGCAATATGTGCCATTGTTTTTTCTGCATCTGGTGTGACACTTACTAAATTAATAGTCATAATTCAGCCGTCATCATCTTCGAATACTTCATCATAGTCCTGTATACCTTTTTTGATCTCTTCATATTTAGAAGGATCTAAGTAACTCGTAGCATCAGCATAAACTTCTGATTTAAGAGACTCAAGAACGTTTTCTAAATCGTGAATGATTGCTTTTAGTTTAGTCTTCTCCATAATAGAGTTTAGTTTTATATATTATAGCATAAAAAAGAAGGGGATCAACCCCTTCGTTTTATTTTCCATACAGGAAATGAATTTCAGCATTTATGATTGTGAGAAAGATAGCAGATGCTACCAAAATCTCTAGAGTTTCAATCATTTAACACTTGTAAGTTCTTTCTTTTGACTTACACCACGGTAAGTTAGATCGACCTTGTTTGCTTGCTGTTCTTTATTCCTGTTGGTGTCGTATACAACACCTCTGTATGTGACTTTTGCCATTTGGTTTGCTCCTAAAGTAGTAGGGTTTTTAAATCCCGTTCCTTCAGTCGGCTTTTGCGTCCCTACAATCTAAACCATACTTTTCACCAAAATCATAATACAACTCAATAATTTCCTGCCTATCTTCTACACTAAGGTCGGGGTAGACTTTAGCACGATCAACAAGAGTGTTTATATCTGTACATGATACTGTAACTATGGTAGTAACAGCACTTGATGCAGCAATTAAAGTTTCAATCATAAGGATGAACGTACCCGTTCCGAGTCGGCTTACTTGCGTCCTATGATAAATGCTTCACACTTACCTTCTACTTTTGTACGAAGGTAATCAATAAGATACTCGTGTGCATCAGAGTTAAGATTCTTATCGCTAAGTATCTCAATTCTGTTTCTATTCCAATCCAAACAAGACATTTCCCAGTGGGAAGCGTTGTGTTCAGAAAGAAGTGATGCGAGTAGTGTGAGTTCTATCATTGGATGAACGATATGTGTTTATATTAACACATTCACATTATATAGGCAAGCAGTTATGTATTTTCTGTTACAGAATTAGGGTTTTCCCCATATTTGTCAACTAACTTGTCAATAAAAGTCTTTTTTCCACTTAATTTGTTTATTTCATACATGGAAGACTTCATATATTTTTTCATTTTTTTATATTTCTTTACAACTTTCTTCATCTCACTCATGTCAACGGTATAGTTTTTCAAGTCTTGTTGAGGATCATTGATGTCAGGCATTGGTATCTCCTCCTCTCACTCTTCTCTTTTTCTTTGTTGGTGATTTAACAGCCACGTTCCATGAAACAGGGTTGACAGTTCCAGATGTCCAATCCATTCTTTGAATAACATTTTTACCAAATGCATCATAGTAAGAATCAAACACAGCGACTCTAGTTCCCATTACAATGTCACTCCATTGTTTCTCTTCATTCTTACATACTATCAACCATGCTGTAGTAGGTAGAGTTTTGTCCTTTGCGGCTTCTACCTCACATCCATTAACAATTACAGTGACACCATTTTCTTTCATGTCATTGATTTGATTCTCAGTTAGAACCTTTGTGGTCATGATCTACCACCCCAGTGAATGTCTGGATAGGCCTCAGCTATGGTATCCTTAGTTAACTTATACTTATCTTTCAGTTTCTTGTCTTTTGTTAGACAGATAAGCTCTGCTTCCTCAGCATGAAGTCTCTCTAGAAGTTGAATAAACATATTCTCTCTTCTTAGATTAGGTAAAGGATCATTACCACCTTTTACATAGTGATATAGATTTTTATACTCTGAGGTCAACTGATTGTGATCTGTGCCCTTTGGTGCCTCATTGGGGTTGTAAGGTACTTGTCCCTCTGGGAGCATACTCTTTACACTCTCATCATAACTCCATATCAATACAGCACGAATCGCAGGGGAATCATACTCCTTTAATATTTCAATCTTTTTAACTTTAGATCTTGCCTTTGATACAGCATCAAGGACTTCACTGATCAATGGGTTGGGTGGCAATTTAGTTTTAGTCGCAGCCATAATTAATCTTCTTCCTCCAAGTAATAATCATTTTCATCGAGTACGACACGAACAGCTGTGAGTTCGGTCTGGATCAAGTTTCCTTCTTGATCATACATCTCTGGATGAGATGCAATTTGAGCATTTTTAAGAACAGTGTATTCGCTCCACTTTTCGCAGGCGAACCATCCGACAA